TGAGCGTTCACGCCATCGTTTACCAACGGCTGAATGGATTTGCCGCGCTAACCGCACTGGTAGGAACCCGTATCTACCCCGATGCGGCTAAACAGGATGCGGCATACCCAACAGTTGTGTACGGCGTGAGTAGCACGGATGCCGTGCAAGCCACGCAGGAGCGGGTTATGAGGGTTGCTACGGTGGAAACGATGGTACTGGCGCAAACGAGGTTGACTGCGCTTGCAGCGCACAAGCAGATCATTTTGGCGCTTGACAGATTCATTGGTAGCAGTGGTGGAATTGCGTTCCTGCATTGTTTACTATCCAACGAGGTCAGCGGATACGATCCACCCGTAGCGGGTGAATCAACTGGAACATTCACGGAATCAGCGACATTCAGCGTTGCATATACAGGAGATTGAAAAATGGCGATTAGCAGCGTAGGCACAAAGATGCTTCAGGGCGGTTCGGGTAATACTTCCGCAGTCAAAGGCAAAATCAAGAGCATTTCGGTTGACGGCGCGAGCGCAACGGCAATTGATGTCACGAGCATTTCAAGCACCTTCAAGGAATATGTAACTGGAATGCTTGATGGCGGGACGATCACCGTAACCTGTTTTGCAGAGGACGGTGCAACCAATGTTCCTCCGCTAGTTGTAGCGGGAGACAGCATTGTAGAAACCTACCGCATTCTGTTTGGTTTGAGCGGCGAACAAGGATTCAAGGTTCAATTTGAGGGGTACTTGACATCGACAACGCTTGGGGCAACGGTTGATGAAGCGGTAACACTGGAATACAAATTCAGGGTAAGCGGCGTGTTTACGATTACTGACACGCACTGAAACCAATCTATAAGGAGCAAAAACAATGGCAGTTATCACAGCGGTAGGCAGCGGAACGGGCGGCGCAACCACACTGATTGGCGAGGTAAAAGGCATTTCAATGAGCGGCATCACCGCCACTGAAATCGACACGAGCATTTTGAGCAGCACAAACAAGACTTGTGTTTTAGGAACGATGGACGGTGGAACAATTACCATTGAATTCAACGCAGTTGGTGATGGGCAACACAATATGCCTAATTTTGGATCAAATACGCCAACTGGTTTTGTGATACGGTTTGGCTCCACGACACCCAATAAGGGCATTACCGTTTCATTCACTGGCTATATCATTGAGACGAGTTTTAGTGCGGGGGTGGATGAAAGCGTGACAGGTTCGTACACAATTCAGATGAGCAGCGCACCCGAAATTGCAACTACTGTAACACCGCCCCAGTCAGGAGATTGAAAAATGGCGATTAGCAGCGAACGAAAGGCAGAACAACATGGAAACCCGCGCTAACGCAAAGGTCGAGGTTCGCACAGGCGAGGGCGGACAAAAAACGCTCGTTGGCTACGCCTCCACATTCGATCATCCGTACCCCGTTGATATGGTGACGGAGATCATCGACCGCAAGGCGTTCACGCGAACGCTGCAAGAGAAGCCCGATGTGTACGCTTTGGTTGGACACGATCCCGCGAGGGTGCTAGGGCGAACCAAAAACGGAACGCTCGCGCTGACCGTTGATGAGCGTGGTTTGCGCTGTGAAATCGTGCCAGTAGATACGCAGGAAGCGCGGGATGTCGTTGCGTTAGTAGAATCGGGAACGCTTGACGCGATGTCGTTCGGGTTCAAGGTGAAGGATCAGAAGTTTGAGTATCGGGATGGCGGAGTGTTTCGCCGCATCATGGATTGCGAACTGCATGAGGTGAGCGTGGTTGCGTTCCCCGCAAACGCCGATGCCAAATTGTCAATGCGAGACAGAGCAGAGGTGCGTTCCCTGCTGCGTAGGGTGGGATATCGTGGTACGGCGGAAGTCCGCGCAATCAAATTCGATTTGCCGAACTTGGGAGCCGAGGTGACCGATATCAAACTCGACATCAACGGGAACAAAACCCTGTATGTGAAATTCTATGCAGGCAAGCGCACGAAGGTGCAAACGAACGGGAACCTACCCGAAACGCACAAAATGGACATCGACAGCATTGATCCCCGAATGGTTGAGCAGGAGTTGAGCGCGTATTTCGATGAGATAGGCTACGAAACGCCGCTAAAGGGCGCACGGCATCAACAAATGCGGCTGCCAAATCTGTTGTCGGACATTGCGACAGCGAGTGTGTGGAACGATGACCTGTCCAACCGTGCGGATCGCTTTAGCGGAAATTTTTTTGGTTCTGTGCTAGAGGTTGATTTTGACATCCATGATAGAACCTATCTCAAAGACCTACGCAGAATCGTAAAGCAGTATGGCGCACAAGTCACTATTACGAGAAAGGGCATAGGAAGTGCGTACGCGGAGGGGTTTGTGACTTGGAGCAACAAAGGCGGAGGCTATCCCGATGACACAGAAATCGAGCAAGTCAAAGCGAAAATTATCGCTGCAATCGAGCAAGTGGGCGGGACTGTGTTGCCTCGCAATAGGCGATATCTGTTGTCGGACATTGCGACAGCGAGTGTGTGGAACGATGACCTGTCCAATCGTGCGGGTCGTATCGGTGGAGATGGCGTTCAACTAAAGGTTTATTTTCGCATCAGCAATAAAACGAATCTCAAAGACCTACGCAGAATCGTAAAGCAGTATGGCGCACAGGTCACTATTACAAGTCAAGACGAAGGAACCCTGAAACCCAATCCGCGCGGAAAAAGTTTGGATGCGTATGGGTTTGTGACTTGGGAAACCAAAAACGGAAACTATCCCGCTGACGCAGAGGTTGAACAAGTCAAAGACAATATAGTCGCTGCAATCGAGCGGGTGGGCGGGACTTGGACAGAGTGGTATAAGCGGCATCAACAAATGCGGTTGCCAAATCTGTTGTCGGACATCGAAACGAGAGCGGGAGAATCGACAACCCACCAAACACTGTATATCAAACTCACATGGAACAAGCAGGGCGGAAAGCCTGTGCCGCATGAAGCGTGGGTAGAAGATGAGGGCGGCGACACCGTTGCCCAACTGTTGGATGGGTATGACGATTGGCAGGAGGTAGTTGAAACCTATCCGTTTATGAGTAAGCAAAATGCTTTGCAAAATGACGCAAGCAGTTGGGCGGGGGTACTTGCCTTGCTCGACATTGCAAACAAAGGCGATGTAGTCGTAACGCCAAGCGGAAAAAGGGCAACGGTGCGCTAGACGCTTTTGTGTTACACTGCTTGCCATGCCAATCGACAAAGCCGCAATCCTCGGTCTTACATCTCGCCTCAAAATTGAATCGGTAGCCATTGATGGTCTGCCCGAACCGTTGTACCTGCGCACCCTGACTGGACGCGAACGCGATGCGTTTGAGAACGGCTGCTTCACGCAGCGCGGCAAAGACCGCGTGATGAACACCGACAACATCCGTGCAAAACTGCTTGTGCGCTCTATCTGCAATGAGCAGGGCGAACGGTTGTTTGCAGACAACGAAGCAGAGGCGTTGGGAAACATCCCTGCCGACATTCTCGACACCCTGTTCGCAAAGGCGCAGGCAATGTCAGGCTTGGCTCCTGCTGACATTGAGGAATTGAAGGGAAACTGACGAGCGAGAGCGGTCTGCGGAGGCGGTTTTTGTTCCGCCTTGCTCTCGCAATCGGATGCACCGTAGGCGAGTTGCTCGACAGGGTGGATTCGCGGGAACTGACAGAATGGATGGCTTTTGATGCTATTGAACCTATCGGTTCGTGGCGCGATGATTACAATTCGGGAATGCTGTGTTCCCTGTTGGCGAACATAAACAGACGCAAGGGCGCTGCGCCTATTCCGCCCCAAGCGTTTATGCCGTTCATGCCGAAGGAGGAGGACTTCCTAACGGACGATGAGAAAATGCTGCGGATGTTTCAGGGCATGGCGGCAAACATGAACAGGAAGGGCGGCACTGCGTAATGGCATCGCTCGCGTCCATGTATGTAACCATCGGTGCGAACACCGCAGGATTCGAGAAGTCGATTGCGCGGACTGAACGCACAATGCAGCGCGTCAGTAAGCAGCGAACGCAAATCCCAATTGACGCGCACGAAAAAACGGTTCGGCGCAGGGCAGCAGCGAGCCAACCACGGGATGAGCAGGGGCGGTTTGTTGCGAAGCCAAGTATAGCCAAACCCGAAGCGCCAACCGCAGCGCAACCAATCGCAGCACAGGCTATCGCGCCAGTCAACACCGATGCGATGACACAGGTCGCCGATGCGCTTGAACAGTCTGCGGCAAGCGTTGCGGCACTTTTAGAAAAGGCGGGATACAGACTAGAAAATGTAGCGCAAGCGTTTTCGGACACCATTATCAAAGGGGCAACGACCGCCGTTGAAAAACTGGTCAGCGCAAAGGTGGGCGCAGGATATGGAAAACTAGGAACCTCGCTAATCAAAACTGCGGGGGCGTATATCGAAAGGGTTGGGACTGCGCGAATTGCGTGGGAGCAAATCTATAACAAGCAGTTGGAAATGGGGAAATCAGAAGAAGCCGCAAGAGAAACCGCCAACTCACTGATGGCGGTACAGGTTGGTCAGATGGCGGGATTTCTGTCGAAGGCACAAGCGGCATACAGAGTTGTCAAAGAAAACGCGCAGGGCATAGGCGCGGCGTTTACTCGCGTGGGCAAACAGGTTGGGGACATGGTTGGGTCATGGGCTAAAATCTTTGACTTTGGCAAGAAAACGGCTGCGGCTAGTGCCGAAATGTCCAACAATACCGCAGCGCAGTCAGGCGGCAAGTGGTGGGCGGCAGGAGCGGCGGCACTTGGGACGATGGCTGCAAGCGCGACCGCAATCTACGCAACATTCGCAAGCATTCGGATTGCATGGGCGGCAATCAGCGGCTTGTTTAGCGTGGCTGCATCGGTGCTAAACGGAATCGTTGGCATTGTGGGTGGAATTTTGAGCGCGTTTGGCAGCGTGTTTTCTGCATTAGGCTCTGCGTTGACAAGCGCAATCGGTGCGGTTGGCGAACTGTTGGGCGCAATCGGAAAAATCGGTATTGCGATAGCCGCGCAAATTGCCAAGCCGTTTATGTGGGTTGGCAGTCAGATAATGAATGTTTGGGAAGGCATTTTTGACTTCATTATGGATAGGCTGCGTACCGCTGCGGCATTCATCAAAGGAGTCCTTGTAGGCGCGGTAGTCTTGTATTTAGGAAAACTGACCTACGAAAGCGGGATCATTGGAAAAACGATGCAGGATTTGCGGGTGATGACCCGTGGTGGCAAGCAGGTCGAATACGATGAGCGTGGAGAGGAAATAGAGGAGCCACAGACTGGCGTTCTGACCAAAGCGGTTGAGCGATCCAGTGCGGCAATCAAGAAATTTGCGGACGCGCTGCAAAGGACATTTGGCAAAATGTTTGAGGCATTCGACACTAGCGCAATAGTTGCCGCAATATCGGGGTTCATTGATAAAACGCTTGCCTATGTGCAGCAGATGCTTCCTGCGATTGGCACGGCGGTTCTGAAATCCCTATCGGTCATCGTGTCAATCATT